CTAGGGGCATTAGAAGCCCTTAGAGGGAGCATTACGTCAAACATGGTAGAATTTACAGATACATTAGAAGCTAGAGCAAGCGCGGTCAAGTGCATGGAAAGCTTTAAGGATAAAATAGAGATGCTAATGAAGGCTGGGGACATCCTCGACCATTGCAAAAGCGGCAGATCGACCAGCGAGGAGACCGCCAAAGCAAGGGCGCGGTCGCTAAAGATATGGAAGGAAACGGGTTGCAACATATCGCAAGCCGCAGAGCAAGGCGGTGCAGATAGGGGAAGCTTTCGCAGGTGGCTAATCAAAGAAGGCTACCATACCGCAAAAACTAAGTGAGTTGCTACAGAATTTCATATACAAGGCGAGACATGCCTAACGAATGCGGAGCCATAAAACACGCCCATACGGAGGAGGAGGCACTAAAGCATTTGGTTACAGGTAGCAGTAAGAAAGGCTACAAGCTCAAACGTAGCGGCGTAGCCATTGAACTGGTAAACATCAAAGAAATCAAGGGGGGTTGACACGTAATGTATAATGCCCAGATTTCACAGTTTATCGGAGCAAGCGGCCTCACAGGTTAGCCCAAGTCTGAGTAAGTGGTTACATAGCTTGACCGAAACCCGGCTATGTATAAAAGGTTTGCAGCAATGCAGGAACGGCCACGGCTAGCGTAATACAGGACTTACCATGCGCGACGATCCGAGGCACTATCGACGGCGGGAACACTCATAATTTGAGGCTCTAGCAAGGCATAGGTTTGACCAGTAATGGGGAACCTATGTCTAACGAGAAGCAACTCTAATTTGAACGAGGCTAAAAAAAGCATTGACCTTACAATTAATTCACATGATAAAACTATTACATGAATAAAAAAACTGATAAAAAAACTGCTCTGCTGGATGTCGAAATAATCCTCTATAGACATGCCGCTAAAGCAGAGGCTGAAGGAACAAACCTTCTCACATTAAAGTCAATGTGTAGGCAAGCCATTGATCAATGTGTCATGGGATGCAAGGCTTCGGAGTTTTACCTCGTGGTATCAGGTCGTAATAACTTTCGCAAGACACTCTATCCCAACTATAAAGGTAACAGGGGAGCAAAGCCGCCATTATATGATCCATTGAGCAAGGCCATGAAAGAGATGTATGCGGACAGGTGGTATCAGCACGATCAGCTAGAAGCTGATGATTTACTAGGCATAATTGCTACCAATGGAAAGATTGAGAAGCCCATTATATGTAGCATAGATAAAGATATGCTATCTGTTCCCGGGTGGCACTACAATTGGGACAAGGATGACTGGCCTACCTATGTCAGCCAAGAGGAAGCTGACCACAACTGGTTAGTGCAACTACTCATGGGTGATAGCACCGATTGCATTGAGGGCATGAAGGGCATCGGCAAGGTAAAGGCAGAGAAACTTATTAAGAAATATAGGAACCCAGAACTGAGTGTTCCAGAGCAAGCCAAATATATTTATGAGAAGGAAGGTTTTTCTCTTGACCAGTATTACGCCTGTTTGAATACTGTGACCATCTGGAGGAAACCTTTACCAGAAGCACTCCTAGATAACGAACTAATCACAGAAATAGTAAAAACCATACCAACACTAGAATAACATGGATATAAAACAAGATAACATCGAGCGCATACAAACGCGCATAGATATGATACGCCAAGAGTCACGCGCTCTTTCCTACCGCATTGAGAGAATGACTGAGCAGCGCAAGGCTCTGTCGCAGGAGAAGAATGATCTCAAGGACAAACTGGAGGTCGTCAGTGCGATACCTGCCAAAGAACTTATTGAGGGAACCAGAGAAGCCCTTGATGGTTTAACAATCAGGGCGTAGGCTACGCATGAGATGCGACAAACATAGGTTCGGCAAGATATACGCCATCGCTTGCGGCTCATACGTCAAAGTAGGGATGACATACGATTCAGTAAAGGAACGCATGAAATCCTTACAGACAGCGAATCCTATTCAAATGAGCATTATGTTTGAAGCTGCCGTCGATGAGCAACAGTTAGGTGCTACGACTGGCCAGGTCGAATACGCCATTCATCAGAAACTAGAATCCTTCAAGGTTCGTGGAGAATGGTTCCAGATTGATAGATCACAAGTAATTAGTGCCATACTAGAAGTCATAGAGGGTTGGGAGCCTGTAACTAAAGTTAAGGATACGCTCCCATGCAAGACGTTCATGGTGCGGGTGACTGAGGAACAAATGAAATACTTAGACAGCCGCATACGGAACCAAACTATCTCCGACTGGTTACATCGTGCCATTTGCGAAAGGATCGAGCGACAGAAGAAAAATGAACAACCCAGATAACTCACTTAGCACATGGAAAGCTATGGTTCACGACCATAGCACATGGAAAGCTATGAAAATAAGGAACAAGTTTGAGAGATGGAACGATGATTTCGTTGACATCAAGGACATGAAGTCCAATGAACTGTGTGAATATTACCTATCCACTAAGGAAATAATAAACAACCAAACCAAATAATATGAAAATAGAAGTTCACACCAAAGAAATTGACCCACACACAGAAGTGTTCGCCCTGGACGTAGACGATGTATCATTGCAGCGTTTGCAATACGGGGAAGTTGGAAGCCCTCATCCCTACGTCAAGGTGGCCGATGTCACCGAAGCTTTGCAGCCCAAGGCTCCACGTAGCGATAGCGATCTCTTAGATTTGATAGATAACCAAGGCTACACCTACTGCTTCTTTGCCTCCGAGGGAGAAGTTACAAAGAACAAGCACAGGTGCGTTGCCATCTATTCCCCTACTGGTCAGCAACTCACAGGGGTTGCAGAAGGATTTGAAACTGTCAGAGAAGCCCTTGGCTACGTCCTAGATATGGAGGAGGCAGGGTAGCATGAACGAATTACTGCAAGGATATATTGACTCAGGTGAGCCACTACTAAAGATGGACGGATTCGATGATTGCATTGCAGGGGTCGTAGAAAGAATAGGACAGAACCCAATCATTTGCTATGACAAAGCTAAGGTTATTGACCAGATGATTGCCGATGGCATGACGCAAGAAGAAGCAGTCGAATACTTTGAATTTAATCAAATAGGTTCGTGGGTAGGTGACAGAACACCTTGCTTCCTAATATCAGAAGTGTGAAAGAACTAACTTGAAAGTAGAAAAGCCATACAACTCAGGTCAATGGACTAAGGCTCGTTACAGGAGCTTTATCATGTCGGCACTACGCCGTGCTCAATGGCCTGTTAAGTATGAAGCTATCCGATCTGCCTTTGTTCGTGATGGTGTGAACCCCGCAACAGGGCGCAAGTGTAAGCTGCACAAGTGCTCTGCTTGCGGGGAACTATTCCCTGCTAAGGACATGAGAGCAGATCACATTGACCCCATCGTCCCGGTCACAGGCTTTGACAACTGGGATGCGCTCATAGGCAGACTGTTCTGTGAGATAGGTGGCTTCCAGGCCATCTGTGTGGAGTGCCACGCCGTCAAGACTAAGGCTGAAAATGAGGAGCGAAAGAAAAATAAAAATAATGCTTGATTCCCCATTTACATTTCTTCAACATCAATAAATCACTAACTAATAACATTATGTCTAGAACTAAACCAAGATCAACAGGGTCTTCAAACCCTGCTACCAAGTTCCTTCAATGGAACACACAAGCTTCCGCATGGGAGTTTTACGATAAAGAAGCCCAAGCGTCTAAAACACTACCACAAGACACAGGGTTCATCATCCTCGACCAACTCATCACCGCCAAGGGATGGGACGATAGAAAGAACAGCGCAATCTGGGCTAACGAAGTCTATACTGTAGGAGACAAACTTACTCTCCGCAACAAGGAAGGTATCGTTGCCACAGGCATCTGGTCTGAAGTAAAGACTGTGCATGGCGTTAAGTTCACCAAGTCTGTCTACGCTATGGCCAAGGTTGGCGAGGGCTACGAGCTTGTTAACTTTCAACTCAAGGGCTGTGCTCTTACAGCATGGATTGAATTTGAAGACAAGGTTGGTGGCTCCAATAAATTAGAAGGAGACATCGTTGTAGCAGTTACCGAGGCAGTCGAAGACCGCAAGGGTGCTGTAAGTTACAACAGACCAGTCTTTAACATTGTGTCCAACACACTATCCAACGAGGCTGCTCTCCAAGCAGACAAGATGGATGGAACGCTACAGGAATACCTGTCCTCCTACCTCAAGGTAGAGAAGCCCACTGAGGACGATGACGAGGAAGAGAGTGAGCCAGAGATTGCTTACTCGGAGCCTGAAGTTATCGCAAACCCTTTCTAGGCATATGGGGCTAGCCCTTCCCCTCCGGGGGCGGGGCTTTATTTTATCATGGTAAAAAAGACTAACCCAAAGGATGCTTGTGGCATAAAGAAAGTACCGCTATCAGGTATGCCAGCTAACGTGCTACTTGAAGCAGGGCTTGTGAAGCTACACGGAGACTTGAAGTATGGCAGGTTTAACTGGCGTGAGGCAGGTGTCAGAGGCTCCGTATACTATGATGCTGCCTTCCGTCACCTAGCCGCCTGGTATGAGGGAGAGAACGAAGACCCAGACTCTGGACTGCACCACATCTCTCATGCCATAACAGGTCTTGCCGTCCTAAGAGACTCAATCATGAGGGGCAACTGGATCGATGATAGACCAGAACCTACTCCCAACATCGTATCAGAACTAAACGAAAAAGCTATTAAAATTATAGAAAAGAATGGATCAACCTCATAACTTAGAAGCAGAAGAGGCGTTGCTGGCCTGTTGCTTAATAGACAATGCTTCCTACGACAGCATCAGCACCATCGTCAACGCAGACGATTTCTACGGCACTTCCAATAAAGTAATCTTCAAGGCTATATCTAAGTTATGCTCCTCTGGTCAAGAGTTCTCTGAACTCGACCTTGATGAGTTACTAAAGCGTGAAGGCACAGACAAGGAAGCAGGTGGACTCAGCACCATAATGTATATACAGAATCAGGCTAGTAGTTCTATGCAGATAGGAAGCTATGCCAAGATTATAAAAGAGAAGTCTAAGTTACGTCAGATTATTCGCACCTCCCGCATCGCCATTGAATCAGCGAAAGAGAACCAAGACCCAGACGTAATCATTGCTGACATCGAAAGGGCTGTTACCGCTACCCTAGATAACAACTCTGCTACTGACCCGTCCATCAGAGTAGCTGCCGAG